ACCTGTGCAGAATCTAAACCCACATTGGAAGTTGAATTAAGTAAAGCAACATTAGTTGTGTTAGCAGATTCAGTTTTACCTAAGAATTCTGCTATGTCTCTAGATCTACCCATTCTATGTTACCTTTGCTTAATTGTTATTGATTGTGATTCTATGCGTATGGTGAATCACCAAGCGTGTCTGTATCCCATGCTGCTTTTAATTCTGCAATGGTTGTTGCATCAGTAATTGCAGATGCAGCAGGTGCATTACGAAGTGCAGTTTTTTTAGTTGCTGCTGCTGACTTTGCAGTAGAATCATCGTCCTCAATAGCACGCATGTACTTTACATCTTCTGCTTCTAATAGAGGTTTGCGAACCTCACGAATTTTATCTTTGAATAATACTTTTGCGACATCTAAATCTTCACTGATAATATCACCAGATAAAGACCAAGCACCACGAAAATGACGATTAGATGGAACAGTTAATTGAGCAGCATCTGCTTGATTACCATCCTTGTCAACGATATAAGTAGTTGCCATTTTATTTTCTCCTAAGCAATTTCTTTACTATTTATATTAGGATCTATCTTCCAAGCATTTCGCCACTCTCTTGTTTGTGGTAGTTGCTCTTTCTTACAGATGACCATCTTTGGTTTATTACCTTCATTCCATGTACGCCAAACGTGATTGGGAATGTCTTTCATAATCAAATATTCAATTGCCTCTTCTTCATTCATAGGAGGCATTGGTTCTGTTTCATGTAACAGATAACCGCGAGTATGTTTCTTAAAATTTTCCTGCGCTTCATCCTTTGCCAGTTCGTGATATACCCATACTGGAGGAAGAATACCGCCATTCATTGCACATGCCATCCAATTTGGATCAGGCACAAGCACACTTGCTGGAGTATCAACGTCAACTTCATAGACAACACGATAGTCTGACTGATGTGGTTCTAGATTTTCCTTTGCCCAACATAGTCTATCAAATAATTTTAGTTCTTTCAATTTCATTATGCAAGGTCTCCGTGCCAAACAATAGTCGCCATTTGTAAATCAGCAAATCCTGCACTTGCATTCCAAGCATATGCTGATCTATATCTAAATGTCGTAGTTGTCCAAGTTAAACCTTTACTGTGATATGATGCGGCATCATTATATCCACCATCATCATGGCCATGAGAAAACATATAATAAGCATCTGACCATGAATTGGTAAAATTAGCAGTAAAATCGCCAGTGGCGTTATCCGTAGACGAACTTATATTAAGACTTTTTTGCAAGGTGTTAGTTAGTTGTTCTAAATGTTGATATGCCTTTGCACTACCACTCACAACATACTGTGTATCGACAGTTCCTTCTGAACTGTGCTGAATCTGATCTGCTACTATCTTACCATATGCCATTATGCAAGGTCTCCAAAAATTCCTATATGCCCTGCACCAATATCTAGCGCAGAACTAGTGTCAGACCTTTTTCCTTCGTGTCTAACCTGAGTAGTGGTCTTTAAATCTGCCACATTATTTTCCGCGCTTGATCTAACTTGCAAAAGAATAGCAATAGAACTAGTGCGCTGTCTGAGTTGTCCCCCTACTATACAAAGATAATCTGTGTTATTCATTGCTGTAGCAAGCGTTGGTGTGTAGTCACCAGTCGCATTATCTACGACTGAACTCATATTCAAACTTTCTTGAATAGCAACAGTGCCAAAACCATTAAAGTTAACATATGCTTTCGAAATACCACTTTTTATAGAGGTATCTACAGAACCATCTCGAACCAGAAGATCGCCGTTTTGACTTTTTAATCTTGCTGCGGTCATGCTAGTTCTCCATGTGTGTGCATCATAACATCATCAGGGTCTCTAACACTGTTATCTGTATTATGCAGGGTTCGAACTTGGGTCGAAGATGTTATTTTGTTGCTTAGATTATATTCGCAAAAAACTGCTTGGCCATTGCCATTTCCTTGTGTGCATCCACTATATGCATAATCGTTGTTACTCATGATGTTGGTAAAGGCAATTGTTGTATATGCCGATTGTTCATCAGTCAGACTGCTTTGATTAAAACTACCAGCAACTGTTAATGTACCACTTTGATTCCAACTCGTCCAATGTTTCGCAACACCGCTTGTAACAAAAGGAGAGGTAACGGTATTTCCGTCGGTATCTTGTATGGTTCCTACTGTAATTTTTCCTGTCATAACCTTATCCTACGAAAACAATATCCATCCAAGTTTGCCCTAGATAGAATGTGGTTGTTGTATCCGTTTTCCAAGATGCTTTAATACTATAACTTTCAGTGGTTTCAAGTTCTGACATTGTCGAACCGCCCACCGTAGTAAAACCTCCTGAACCACCTTCTCCATGACTAAGAACTAATTTTTCTGTATATAAAGCACCAGTTCCTTGTTTATTGACGTACCAGTACACCCAATCATCTTCTCTACCAACTCTAATGGATCCTGAAAAATGATATAATCCTGAAATTGGTACTGTAAATGTATAATCAGTTGTATTCCACACAATACCGCTAGAAGATGTTACAGTATTATAAGGAACTTTGCTACTTCTAGCATAACTTGTACTTGTATATGCATTTAATCCTGGTCCAACTCTTACTAATGAAAATGGTTTATTATCAAATTTAAGATGGCCACCAGAATTTGTTATGGTACTCATGCAAGATCTCCGTGGACTGTTACGCCATTATATGTTCTATCAATAGCACTATTATCATTAATGTTCCGAGTACCGCATACTGCACCATCAGATCTTCTCCAATCGGATGCGTAAGTACCACCATCATTGTAACCAACAACACTCACTCCGAATGTAGTCTGACCGCCGTCAGATGTTGCTGCCGCTGGATATGCTTTATCAGTAAAATTACTGCTATAATTGATTGAGAATATTCCCGTTGCGTGATCAGTTGATGATGAGATATTCAAAGAGTGATTATCACCTCCTGTAAAGATAGTCGACGACTGTGAAAAAAGTAATTTCGCTTTCGCTGCTGCCTGATTAGTCAGTGCCGCTGGACCATTACCAGTTGCATTCGATAATGTTGTTACTCTGAGTTCACTGGCCATTATGCGAGGTCTCCTACAATCGACCAATTATGAGATGTATCAACATCAGCATTGGCATAAGTAGATGTGTATGTAGCAGCAACTGATGCGGTACAGTCGTTATTTCTCCATCTAAAAACTCGTGTTGCCTGTCCGCATGTTCCGGTTGCTCCGACTGCATCTACTTCATATAAAAATGCATTTGTTAAATTGTAATGATATTTACCGACACCATTATCTGTTTGACTTGATACATTTAAACTCTGATCTATACCTGCTCCATTGTTATAATTAGTGCCATTGCCCATCCATGCTTTCGACGCACTTTGTTGAGTCAGCGTGACTGGACCACCAGATGATGTCTCTACTGTATTTGCGTGTAATGTACTCATGCTATCACCAGTGTTGCACTATCGTTAATTGTTATTGTTACACCGCTATCAATAAAAAGTGGACCAGCGAGCAATCCATTCCTAGCAGAATCAAGTGTGTAATCAGAATCTAATGTATGACTATGTTCTCTTACTATCTTATCAAAAATGCTGCCAGCAGTACCTGCACCACTACCAGTTCCCAATGCAGTATTCGAAACATTTACTGCTTCGGTTCTTCCAAGGATTTTAGCAATATCTGAATTTCTACTCATTAACTTATCACCAAGTTTCCATTGATTGTTAGCACTACACCACTATCAAATGATATTGGTCCAGCAACATGTGCATTCTCTGCGCTATCTATAGTTGTATTTATACTGAGTGACTGCGGATTAATTCTAAACATATTACTTTTCACTTCACCACTTAGTGTAATAACTGTGGCAGAATCCGTGCCACCACTACCAGCAATCGCTGATACATCTGCAGAATCCAAACCTCCGGAAAGTGCACCTCTAAATGCTGTAATTATAACAGTATCGTTCGAATCTGTAGCATTTCCTAATACAACTGATGTTCCATTTGTGGCAGTATAATCAGATGAATCTATGAGCAAGATACCGTTATGAAATACTTGGATTTGATTTTCAATATACGATAGTGTTGCGCTATTATCATCAGCACCAGTTATTGTTGTTGTCGGACTTGCAGTAGTATAAACGAAATGTGTGGATCTAAATGCATCACCACTACCACCACCACCAGCACCCAAATTTGTAGACTTCACATCACCAGTTGAAGTAATCAAATTTGCCATCAGTCTTGCTTTAGAAATTGCCATTTACGATATCCATCTCTGAGAAGAACCACTGCTTGATGATGCATCATCAAGTTCTGTCCTGAGTGTTGCTATTAAATTATTTGCAGAATCTAAAGTAGATTGCTCGATACCACTCCCACCACCACCGCTCAGTGATGGAGATAAAAGTAGACTAGAATCTAAACCTCCCGATAATACGGACAACACCTCTGAATCAGAATACTGTATTAACTCAGCAGATGTGTTAGTCAGTATTCCGTAA